ATATTATATATTATATTATATAATATTACTGGTTGGAGATTAATGATAATACCAATAATCCCTGTCCCTGATGTATTTGATATGCCTATTGTTAGGCAATTGCCTGCTGAAGTATCTCGTTCATACGTCAGACTGCAAGTCAAATACGAAGGGTGGACAGGTGACGAATGGGTATGCCTTGATGAACTAGTAAGACGTGAGTCTACTTGGTCAAACATTGCAGACAATCCCAAATCGTCAGCCTATGGTTTGTTTCAGATACTTAAAACCCCTAAAGGTTTAGGTCTCAGAGAACAAACAGAACGTGGTATAACATACATTAAAGGGCGTTATGACACACCCTGTAATGCATTAAACCACCACGATAAACGTGGGTTCTATTGATGTTGCCGTAAACGTTCCTGCAAAGTTAACTTAACTTGTTGATGATATGCTGTTGCATACACAGCAGTAGTTAACCCAAGAACAACCGTAAATATCCAGCCCATTACTTCTCCTCTATCATCGAATCGATTGGTATTGGTGGAGTAATGGGTTGGTCACAAGACCAACAAGTTACACCATCAAGACCATATGCTGCTATCTCGTAAGTGTCTTGGTCAAATGTTATTGGAACATTAAACCAAGTACAATCACAGTGAGGGCAAACAGAAGTAGGTATCCCACTCCAGTCACCCTTTGTTATCTTCATTGTTTTCTTCTTCCTCAATCAGATGGTCAAGATATAAACCACCGTGTTCAGTGACAGCAAATGCAAGCATACCAGACATACTAAGTATCAGTACACGCGCTTCCATCTGTGTCGCTGCTGCTTCCCACAACTCATCAGCCTTAAGAAACCTTTGAGTTTCATCAGTGATTTGATTAGTTGCTTCCATAGATTTAATTAGTTCCTCAGCATTCTTATCGAATGCATTGTCAACTAATGCTTCAATGTCATCATCATCTTTCTTTTTCTTACGAGCCAACGTGCACCTCTCTCAATGATATAGGTATCACCTTGATACCCATACTCCTTCTTATCATTCGTCTTTCCCTTGTTGTCGTACCACCCCATACACCTGACACATCATTCCTGATTGCATAATCTAAACACTCAGTAATAATTTTGCAGTCTTGGCAAAATCTTTTCTGAGGCATAAGGTTAGCCCCTGTTCCAGGAATGTGAAACCAATCAGGGTCTGGGTGATTATAGCACTTAGCATCTTTTGCTTTCTCACCCAGAACAATGTCAAGCATTACTCATCTCCCTTTCATATGCATATAAAAAGGCAGAGGAATATTCTTTGATGCGTTGCAGATAATAACTTGCTCTATCAAAATCATAGTACAAGTTATGTTCCTCTAACTTAGAAATAAAATCAGTATCATTTTCTAAGGCAGAGAATTCTATCAACACATCACACGCGAAAGTGTTTATTCTTTCTAGTGTTGTTGTTGGTAGTTCCCACTTTGCCATTACCTATTCACCTCCTGATTACCTAGTACGTGGTCAACAGCCTCACTGAATGTGTCAGTGTTCTGATACTCATCCATCGTCATAATAATTTCAAGCCACTCTTTATCTGTTGCTTGAACATCAATGAAGTCTAAGTCATCTTTGGAGTAGACATCATACCAAATCTCCTCCTCTAAATCATAGCCCTCTTGTAATGCTTTGATTACATCCTTTACTTTCATCTGCTTACCTCCATCAATGTTTCCATACATATCTTGTATGCTTCAACATTATCTTTAGCAGAAGTTATCTTTGCCATAAAGGCATCGACTTTTTCTGGACTTAACTCACGCAACACTTGCCCTATTGCCATACGTGGGTCAATGTTTTCGTCTATCCCTGTCATATCTTTTCCATCCTTTTCTTTGTGTTGTATCTATCATCTCTGGCTGTGCGCCAGCGACATCTTCCATTAATTGCTTTAGAAAACTATGGTCTCTAAGAAATATACGCTCAACTTTCTCGTACAAATCTTGAGCCTGTTGTTCATCTAAACCAATAGGTTGTGGTTTCTTTGCCATAGTTCTCCTCTCTTGTTTCTATTAGAAACGGTCATCCTCTATTAAGTCATACGGATGTCGTTGACCCATCTTGTATGCAGGTGTGTAGCACATACAACTTTCTTCGAAGTCCTGACATTCCATACATACCCAACAGGTCTGACAGTATCCGTGATAGTAATCTGATTCGGCAAAGAAGTGACCACAATAACTACAAGCCAAACCTTCCTCAACAAACTCAGTTAAATCTTCACCATCAAGTACATACTTACCATTACCTTTTGCTATATCGTATGACGGCACCCAACTACCAGTCCTGCCGTAAGTTGGTGTTATGTAATACGATTGCTTGTATGAACTGTTAGACCACCAGATACCATCATCATCCCAACTACCTAACTTCTCGTTGATGATGTACATAGCCTTGTTCAGTCGTCTATCTGTTGTGAACACAGCAATCTTAGAACCACCAGCCCACTTCTCTAACTTCTTAAACTTTTTCTTATTGTCTAAGATGTTAAGGCGTGCAGGCAGTAAGTCCTCGGCAAACACGCGTGTGTCTGAACGCTTGTCACCAGCAGGTATCTTGACATTACTTAGGATACCATTGTGTGCAAGGATAGTATCTGGGCTACCCCCTACACGAAACGGATGACAGTTTTCTTTTACTGTTTCTCCGTGCGTTGTCATTCTTGCGTGGAACATAGCCCACCCATTTATATGTTTCTCACGAGTGGTGAGGAACCTATCTATCACATCGTTGTGGTTCATACCACGACCAGTGATAATTGTTTTACCAGTGTGAACGGCATAACCGAACCCATCTGGATTATTAGCACAAGCGCAGGTCAACTGGTCATCAGTTGGCATTGCGTTTGGTTTTGCTACCATTAATAAACACATACTCTCTCCTTTTCTTGTGTGTTTCTAATAGAAACTAACTAGCACCATCAGTTAGTTTGTCTGCATTAAGACGCAAGTGTAGGTTCTCGAACCTGTTGCTATGCTCGCCGACATAATCTTTGAACATACCCCAAGTGTTACCAGCACTTGCCTCTTTTATTGTTAACTTGTTAGCAAATTCAATAGTGGACTGCATAAAATCTAACGCAGTCTTAACTCTTGGTATGCGTAGTGAACCCCTAAAGATACGCACTTCCACAGTGTGCGTAGGGTTCAGGTTGATAGCCACATATCTTTCACGAGGGCTTGCTTTCTGCAACACAATATCACTGGTGGGTTTAACACCATAGAATTGTGCATAGTGACTGTTGCGACCAGCCAACTCGATACACTCTCGGTTATTCTTGTTGATAAGATATGTCCACTTCCATAAGTGTGACCTATCAACAAACGAGGTACGAGAAGCGTGAACGTGTAGACCACAGGTGTCAGTATCCCAAGACCTGTAACCTGCTCGTCGTAGTTTCTCTATCATCTCCCAAGGGAACTTCTCCATAGCCCAGTCGTGGGTCATTGGATGTGTGACAATCTCGAAGCCATCATTAAGACTGCCGTCACCTTTGAGATACACAAGGTCATCAGTCACATAGTCGCGTACAATATCTACACCACGACTGATAGTCTCGTGAATAGCCTCAACTTCCAACTCGAAACCAAAGAAAGTTTTGCTAGGTTTCTCTGGTGTGTAATGGAATATAGGTGTGGGCTTGAACGAATAGTCGTTGATACCATAACGATAAGCGTCACTGCACTCATCATTAGCACTATCCTCATACCATTCACTACACTCACCACAATATGACCAACGCCTGTCAGCACAACTAGAACAATAAGTTGCACCACCATCAGTTGATGTCACACTGTCGTCAAAGTTTGTAGTGCTGTCACAATAACCACAAGCAAAGTAGTCTTCTTGACAATCACCACATATATCTGCGAACCAATGCTTAGCAGACATATACATATACCACTCACCACAACTGTCACAACAATTCAAACAACCTGTGCAGTAGTATGAGTCATCATTTATTTGAACCACATCATTACCACTATCACTAGCAGTAAGACCACAACTCTCACAAGTTGAGTCTGGTTCGTCCACTTCTGTTTCCACCTTTACTACCTTTCTGTTTCTAATAGAAACTTACATAGTTTCTATGGTTCCAACAGCGACAGCCACAATCATCAACAACAAAGTTGCTGTGACAATAAGCACTCGCTCTCCACGCTTGGTCAGCGTGTAAGTACCTAAGACAATGCGTTCATCGTCTCTCATTATCATACCTCTGCTCTACATAGGTAGTCAATAGATTGAACTCATCATCAGTAAGGTGGCGCACAATCATCATCGCCCCCATAATCAAGAGTGCAGCATCTTTCCTGCTCCAATCTTTATTAGTCTTGACATTATCAAGCACGTTGATAATCGTCATCTCAGCAATCTGACGATAGCCGTCATCAGTTATCGTCATCGCCACTGTATTCTCCGACATTACTTTCCTTCCTATTTTCTGGTGTGGGATATCCATACCAGTCGTGCCAACTCAACTCACTCATCTGTTTCTTTCCAACTCAGCAATGAGTTCGTTCATCTCATCCTCATACTTATCAAAGTATTTATTATTACACATAGTTATGCACCCCCTCAAGGTGTCCCTCAACCTCATCACGAATAGCATCAAAACTTTCAGCAATGAAACGCCACTCACACATCTGACATTTCATTAGATAGTTTTCATACCAATGCTCGGACTCATCAACACGAGTCCAAACAAGTTGAATATCAACTAACTTATTTCCGTCAGTCATTTCCATCCTCGTTTCTAATAGAAACAAGATTGTTCACCCAAAAATTAAGATACTTTTCTGGGTCATAAGATTGCACAGCACGACCACATTTTGGTTTAGTCGCGTGCGCTTGGTTCCTCAATGCCTTGCTCCGATTTGAAGCAAAGGCAATAGAGCGAGTACGAATAACTTTACTCGTTGGAATAGCCATAATTCCCACCTCTCACTTGATACCTCAAGTATACCACAGGTTCAACCCAAAAACAATAGCCCCAAAAACAACAACGACAACAACGAACACCAGCAGGAACCGAATAACAACAACGAACAACGACAGGAAACAAAACTAGGTAAAATTGTTTGTTTCTAATAGAAACACAAGACAAAAAAAATACCCCCGATTTTTGGTCGGGGGTATCTGTTGCGCTTATTGTGCTTGGTTTTGCTTTTGCAATTTTGCGGTGGACATAATCTCGTCTAATTCATCATTAGAGAATTGTCCATCCAGAATTGCATTTTTTACATCTTCACAAGATAGTTTTTTGACTTTTACTTCTGCTGGTTTTGCTAGTAGAAGTTTCCATCCTTCAACATCTTTAATGGTTTCTAATTCACTCTTGCTTAAATTGTTTTTAGACAATTCGTTAAGAGTTTTCACTGCTAGTTTTTCGGTGGTTTTAGTAATGCCAACTCTTGAAAGAGTTGCACCTATCCAGTCGAAGCGACTAATAGTTGTTTTAGAAACTCCACTGTCGGAAGTTAATTTTGCATTAGTGGTGATTCCGTTACTAATTCCAAAATTAACCATTGAAGAAACTTTTGGAAGGTTTCCAGTTACAGACTTTTGCACTTTTCTGAAGCCCATATTCATCTCTTTGATCTGGGCTTTTAGTGCTGTTTCTTGAGACTTTAATTTTGTCTCATTTTCTGCGACCAGTTTTAACGCTTCCACGATTTTCTCGTGAGTTAATGTGGTTTCTTTTGTTTCCATTTTTTGTTCACCTTTCGAGTGATTTTAATGGACGCAATTTTTGCGCCCATAGCAACTGTTTCTATTAGAAACAATTACTAGGGACGGCACAATAAACGCTATTGAGTTTTAATTCATTTAGTCGTGGTTCACGATTAAAGAGTGCGAGCCCTTGAGCCTTCTTAACCCTTAATGGTGTGACTAACTACGACTTTACTACATCGTCCAGTCATAAGTCGAGAGGGGTCAAAAGTGAGTCGGAAAAGAGGTCAAAATTAAAAATGGATCTAGCTTCTTTTAATTTTAAGAAACGCCGCAATTCTATTGAGTTTTTTTAATAGTGCCATTTTCAATTCTTACTAAAAAAACAACTAAAAAAACGGCGCAACTTTTAACGTAGTTTCTAATAGAAACTTAATTAAAAAAACAACTAACCAAACAACTAATCAAAACTTAATTCAGTTTCTAATAGAAACAAAAACAATTCCCTAACGCAACTAACTAAATAAACTAACGCGCCGATATTAACTAAGAGATAGACAACCATTACTAGTTAGTTAGTTGTAGTTGTTTAGTTAATTACTGCCTTAGTCGATATGTATAAGGATATAAACAGAACCCCAGAGTGTTAAATAGATTAAATATCCCATCCCTGTTCATCTGTTTTGTAACTTTTGGTGGTTGTTTGGACCTTGTTTGACCTGCGGAAATAGACTTTTTTGGGTTTGGTGTGTTACCTTTTTGGTTGGTAACAGGTTAGATATAGTGTAAGGGTTTTTATTATATTGCTTTCGCCTTGACGCCTGTGGCGAAAGGGGTAGTGTTTAATGGAAATCGCTTGTTGCGATTTCCTTATATTATATTATATTGGTGGTTTTATTATGTCGGCTAGGGCTGGGGACGCGCACCATACTAGGGAACTGAGTGCCCATAGGAAGGATGATTTCCTTAAGGCTTTGGGGTCTGGTATGACGGTGGCTGATGCTTCGAAGGTGGCTGGGGTTAAACCTGACACGGTGAAGTATTGGACTAAGACTGATAAAAAATTTCGCGAACTTTTGGATGATGCTCGTATCTCTAGGGATGAGGTTCGTGCTGGTAAGAAGTCGTCTGATAAGTTTGATGTAACGTTTAAAGAGTTTTCTGAGCAGTATTTGGATATGAAGGTTTTTCCTCATCAGGAGAATTTTATTAGCCTGTTGGAAAAGGGGGAACCTGCGTGGGTTCATCCTTCTATGGTGTATGAGCCTGCTGCGCGTAATAGGGTTTTGATTAATATTCCCCCTGAGCACGCCAAGTCCACTACTGTGACTATTAACTATTCTACTTATAGGGTTGCGCTTAACCCTAACGTTCGTATCATTATTGTGTCTAAGACTTTGTATAAGGCACGCGAATTTGTGTACGCTATTAAGCAACGTTTGTCTCATCCTCGTTGGCAGAAACTGCAGGCTATGTATGGTCCTGAAGGTGGTTGGGAACAAGATGCTGATACTTGGCGTACTGACACTGTGTATCTTGGTTCTGAGGCTAGGGACTCTTCTGAGAAAGACCCTACTTTGCAAGCCCTTGGTATGGGTGGACAAATTTATGGTGCACGCGCTGATTTAATTATTCTTGATGACTGTATCACTGGTGCTAACGCCCACGAATGGGAAAAGCAAATTAAGTGGTTACAGCAAGAAGTTATTACACGTTTGGGTAAGAACGGTAAACTTCTTATTGTTGGTACACGCATTGCTTCTAATGACTTGTACCGTGAACTTCGTAATCCAGAACATTGGTCTGGGGGCAAAACCCCTTTCACCTATTTGGCTATGCCAGCAGTTCTTGAGGTTGCGGATAAAAGTGACGACTGGGTGACGCTCTGGTCTCGAAGCGACCGTCCTTGGGACGGTGACGAGGACACCACACCTGATTCTGATGGACTCTATCCAAAGTGGGATGGTCCTGCGCTTTACCAACGTCGCTCAGAAGTCACACCCCAAACTTGGGCTATGGTATACCAACAGCAAGATGTTGAAGAAGATTCCATATTCCCACCTATCTGTGTTCAAAGTTCTATAAGTGGTATGCGTAAAGTTGGTCCTTTACGTTTAGGCACACCAGGTCATCCTGATGATGGAACGTTCCGTATTGTTATGGGTATTGACCCTGCAATGTCTGGTGCAACTGCTGCAAGTATTGTTGCTGTGGATGTTGAAACCAAAAAACGTTATGTTCTTGATGCAATGAATATGACAGAACCTACCCCAGCAAAAATTAGGCAACTGATTGAGGACTGGGTTTTAAAGTATCAACCCAACGTTGTAGTAGTGGAGAAAAATGCGTTTCAGTTATTCCTTACGAAAGACGAAGCGATACGTGAATTTCTTGCTTCTCGTGGAATCGTATTTCGTGAGCACTTCACTGGTAACAACAAATGGGACGTCGATTTTGGGATTGCATCGATGGCTCCGTTGTTTGGAACGGCTAGCGAAAACAAATTCGTTAGAAACTCCAACCTTATAGATTTACCTTCAACTAGCAATAGTGAAGGTGTTAAGGCTTTAATTAACCAACTCATTGTCTGGAAACCAGATATGAGAAAAGGGCAACCATTTGATATGGTGATGTCTTTGTGGTTTTGCGAGATTGTTATTAGGGAATGGGTTGAACGAACAGGTTCTACCACAAACTATATGACATCACGTTGGGCTAGTAGAAAACAATTAGCAAGCAGATTCATTGTTGATTTAGATGAAGCGTTTGCTGAACAACAATCAGAAATGTTTTATCAATAGGAGAAACTATGGCAATGGCAAAAAAGAAATCACCTAAAACTTTACCTAAACCAACCTATATGGGTGGTGGCGCTGGTGGCGCAAGAACTACAAGAACTGCTGGAGCAGGTGTAGCAAAACGTAAAGCAACTGGTATCAAAAATGCTAAAGGTCTTGAGCAAATGAAAAAGGCTTTAAGTACTTCTAAACCACCTAAAAGAACAACCCCTGCAAGTAAACCAACAACAGAATTAGAAAGAAACATTGGCAGACATTCAGCCTTAAGAAAAAAATTTCCAGAGAAGTTCAACCCTTCAAAAAAAAAGTAGATAAACGAAACACTGATATAATTAAACAGGGTTTTGAAAGAATTGAAAGAAGTAAAAACAGAACTAATCCTGATGGTACATTAAACTATTATTATGTGCCGAAAAAAAGAAAATTTAGAGGTAAGTAGTGTCAAGAGATATAACAAGAATTGCAGCCAAAGTTGAGGCATTAAAACGCCGCAACGCATCACGCGATGCACGTATGGCTGATATATTGGAAGTACGCAGGGGAAACCTTGTTAACGTATTTCCAGAAATGTTCCCTGAAGGTGCAACTAAATCTATGATTGCAAACTTCGTTGACGTTGCCGCACGCGACGTCAGCGAGGTCTTAGCACCACTACCTTCATTTAACTGCACATCAACTCTTAACTCTGACCGTGCCAAAAAATTTGCTGACACTAAAACCCTCATTGCAAACAACTACATTCAACACGCACGTTTACAAACACAAATGTACACAGGTGCTGACTGGTACGGAACCTACGGTTTCTTACCTATAGTTGTTGAAGCAGACACAGAATCAAATCTTCCACGTATACGTGTAGAAAACCCACTTGGTTCATATCCAGAGTTTGACCGTTATGGTCGTGTAGTATCTTTTACAAAAAGATATGTTAAAACCATTGCTGAACTTATTGTTGAATTCCCAGAATTTGAAAGAGAAATCCTTAACGGATACAAATTAGATGAGATTGACCTTTATTCCGAATTAGAAATGATTCGCTATGAAGATAAAAACGTTATCTTATTATACTTACCTACTAGAGGTAATCTAGTTTTAACCAGCACTGAGAACCCAATGGGTGAAGTAATGGTACGTGTTGCAATGCGCCCAGGAATTGACAGCGAACCAAGAGGTCAATTTGATGATGTTCTTTGGGTACAAATAGCACGCGCAAGATTTGCACAGTTAGCAATGGACGCTGCAGAGAAATCTATCAACGCACCATTGGCTGTACCAAACGACTTACAAGAGTTCGCTTTTGGTCCAGATGCTGTGCTAAGGACCGCTCAACCGCAGAACATTCGCCGTGTAGGCTTAGAAGTCCCACCTGCTGCATTCACAGAAGCATCCTTATTACAGCAAGAAATGCGAATGGGAGCACGTTACCCTGAAGGACGTTCAGGAAGTATTGATGCATCCATTATTACAGGACAAGGTGTACAAGCCTTACTTGGTGCATTTGACACCCAAGTTAAAACTGGTCAACAAATTTTGACAGACACATTTGAAGATATAATGTCATTGTGTTTCAAAATGGATGAAAGACTTTTCCCAGGAATAAAAAAAATTAACACCACATCTAATGGTGCTAAATACGAATTAGAATACGATTCACGTAAAGACATTAAAGGTGACTACTCAATTCAAGTACGTTACGGTTTAATGTCAGGACTTGACCCAAGTCGTGCTTTAATCTTCTCACTACAAGCACTTGGTGCAGATTTAATATCAAGAGATTTCGTTATGCGCGAACTTCCTTGGTCAATGAACGTAACAGGTGAACAACAACAAATAGATGTTCAACGTATGCGCGATAACCTCAACGCATCAATGTCTGGATTAGCAAATGCTATCCCAGAAATGGTAGCACAAGGACAAGACCCTTCAGAACTTGCAATGAAAATGGCAGAAGTAATAAAAGAGCGACAAAAAGGTACGCAAATAGAAGAAGCAGTAACTAAAGTATTTGCACCAACCCCTGCTCCTGCCCCACAAGTTGCCCCTGGAGTACCTCCAATGGCGCCAGTTGAGCAAGCCGTCCCTCCTGCTCCTGTTGCAGCCGCTCCAGGGGCCCCTCAACCAACACAACCTCAACAACCCCCAGCAGGATTACAAGAAATACTTTCACAATTAGGATAATAAATGGCTAAAGAAGTTGTATCAGGTATTGGCAACAAATCTAAAAGAACAGACCAGAATCCTTCAAAGCAAGCAATGCGTTATTACGCTGGTGGTTCTTATGGTGAAGGTCAAGCAATGCTAGACCAACAAAGAGGTGCACCTATGGCAGGTAAAGCAGCAAAAGTGCCAACACCTAAAGTTAATGCACCAACTATGCCACAAGTAACACCAATTACTGCACCAACTGAAAGACCAAACGAAGCACCAGAAGTAGGTTTACCATTCGGTGCTGGCGCAGGTCCAGCAGATATTGGTTTAAATCTTGGAACAGGGCAAAATGAAAGCCCACGTAAACAAGATTTACAAAAATTAACAAACTATCTACCAATCATTGAGTACGCTGCTAACCAAGAAGGTGCACCAGCAACACTTAGTACATTTGTAAAATACTTACGGAGCCTCTAATGGCAAGTGAAGTATCACAGTGGGCTGTAACTTTCTCAGATTACCTTGACGCTTTTGGTTTTGATAATGCAGGTCTTGCTTGGGGACTAGCACACACTGACGGTTTAACACCTGATGACCACAAAAACATTATAAATCTTTTAACAAAGGAATCAACTCAATGAGTTTAGTTTCAGACTGGGCTAATTGGGTTGACCAAAGTATTATTGAAAAAGGTAAAGCCGCAATCGGTGGAACCTTTGAATACTTAGCCCCAGAAAATACTCGCAGACGCGAAGTATTAAACAAAATGGGTACAGTTCAACGTGCTATTGGTTCAGGAATATCAACAGGTTTACTGTTAACTGACAAAAACAACCCAGAATTTCAAGACGGATTCCAATTATCAGACATTGGAAACACATACCGTAACGAAGCACAAAAGATTTCCCCAACACAAGCACTATTTGCTGCATCAGACCTACCAATGGTGGGATTACCAGCACAAGTTATACGTGCAGGATACAAACTTGCTGGACAAGAAACCAAAACACCTACAGGTGCACGAGCAGACTTCAACATTTATGATGATACTCAACGCCGTAAAGCATTTGAAGAAGAAATCTTAGGTAAATGGGCAACTGGTGCAGGTGATTTTGCTGTAACTTGGTACGCTGACCCATTTGTTGTGGGTGGTAAAGTTGGAAAACTTGCTAAAATAAAAGCAATTAGTCCTGTTGCACCATTAGGTGATATTGCAAAGATAGATAAAGCAATGTCAACAGGTGGAGTATCCACATTTATTGACTATGCTTTAAAGACAGATTCAGCAGGAATACTTAAACACCCAGTTGCACAAAAATCTAGCGACCCAGAACTTGTTGCAGGTATATTTGGTGACATAAGTGAAACAGTTTATGGCACAGAAGCACGTTCAATTGCTGAAGATTCACTGCGTTCAATGCTTAATGATGAGCAAGCATTAGGTCGTTTAAAGCAAAAAGCAGCATCTATTGCTGACATAATTGACAGAAGTAAATCAACTAATCTTACAAAAAGTGACCTACAATACGCAGCAAACCTAAACTATAACGGTGATGTTAATGCTATGTTGCTTGCAGATAAAGAACTTGGAAACAAATACACATCTATTATAGAGGACTTAAAAAAACGTAGTGGTTCTTTAAATAAAGTATTAAGACGTGTTGAAGATGCAACCATAGAATCACCATTTATTGGTGGCAGGTCAATCATTCCTTCACGTTTTTCTGCTGTTGAAAAAGCACGCTTTGCTGTTGCGGAAACAAAAGCAAAAGCATTCTTAAACGACACATCAAGACTTAAAACAGGTAGTTTAAATACCATTGATGGACTTGAATGGTCAACACAAACAATTAAGAAATCAATCTATGACCACGCTATTAGAGTTATTAGTTGGTCAGGTTTACAAAAACCTTCAGGTTGGTTAGAACATAAAGGTATTGCATCTGCAGGTTCATCTGATGAACTCATTGCATTTATGGACCAAGTGGGACCTTGGAAAACCAACACTGGTGCACAGATTAAAAGAGACTTTGTTAACAAATACAACTCAGCATTAACTGATGCTGATAGAATAGCAATAGCATTAAACATTGAAAACGCTGCAGTTAAAGCAATTAATAAAGCAGAAGGTTTAGATAGAAAACTAACCCCTGCTGAAATATCTGCTGCTAAAGCCAAAAAGGTTCCAAGTCCTAAAACATTATCTGACCTTGTTATGCACGAATTAAGAACAAGAAGAAACAATGTTGTTGATTTATACCGTGAAAAAGGATTCGCTCACGACGGTGGCGAATGGATAATGACTGACCCTGTTCTAAGTTCTCAAATTGGTGACGCAATGCCAATGCTTGATATTGCATTGTATAACACATTTGCTAAAGAAAATAGAAACGTATTACTTAACGCTGCATTAAGTGTAAAAGATTTCTCTGACCGTGCTTACTCAGCATTTGATTCTGTATGGAGACCATCAGTACTACTTCGTTTAGGTTATCCTCAAAGAAGCGTATTTGAAGGAACACTCCGTTCAATTCTTTACCATCAAAACGCACTCGAAATGGGTATGGCTTTGATGAAAGGAACAAAGAATCTTGTTGGAAACCTATACCATTCAAACATTAGTAGCCGTATTGAAAAATATAACATTGCTAAAGAACTAGGTCTTAAAGCACCTAAAGTAACATTAGGTTCTTGGAAGTCACTTGTTAAATGGCAAGAATCAGAATTGTTTATCATCAGAGATAGATATAAGAAACTATCAGATGATTTATTAAACGAACAAAACATTGCTCGTAACAAAGATAAAACATCAGCAGAAAGAAAGATTGCTGCTAAGAATGTTGACCTATACAAAAAAGATTTAAAAGACCTTAAACAACAACTAGATAAGCAAGAGAGTTTATTCTCAGATATGCTTATCAAAGTTTCTATGGCAACAGAAAAACGTGGTGGAAAATACAACAAACTACGTTTAGGTCAAGAAAATATTAACATTGACAATCTAGTATTTAAAGGTTCAGCACAAGGTGCACTAGGTTCTATTGGTATGAAACTTGCTTCATCACTTCAAAGAACTAAAAAAGAAATACGTAACCCTTTAATCCAAGGTTCTAAATATCACTCCTATGGTTGGAGCACTATTGAACCAGGAGACCCTAACTACTTCGCTGCTTTAAATGTTGTTGCAAGACAATATCGTGAAACTGAAGTAACTAATCGTATGCTACGCATCGATGAAACTCTTGGACCAAAGCACGTTCAAAATGAATTAAACAAAATTAAACTATGGTTTATATCAAATGACCGTATTGCTAAAAGAGAATTTCGTAACACAATAGTTGAAATGCCTACAGAGTTAAACAAGAAATCTGCTAAAAACGTAGACAATTATATAGTTGATAGATGGAATGAAGTTAGAAATAATTTTCCTGATTTATCTGTCAGAAGAGATATTGTTCAAAAAGATGCAGTTCCTTCAGCCTATGAACTTCAAGCACGTATGGGTGCACGTAATGATTTAAAGCCAACATATGGTGAAATCCTTTACGAAAAAAGAAGAAACGCTGGCGAACTATATAACGACTTTATTAACACAGCATTTAAATGGCTTGGCTCAATGCCTGAAGATATCCTTGTTCGCCATCCTTTTTATAACAGTGTTTACAAATCTGCTATTGAACGTGGTGCAGCATCTTTACAAGCACAATCAAAACGTTTAGGTAGACCAGTACCACAAAACGCTATTGCTAGCATTGAACGAGCAGCACACAAAGAAGCATTAAAAGAAACTAATCGTACTTTGTATACTATTAAAAGGTATTCAAATTTTGCTGCAAGTTTAAGATTTATTTCACCATTCGTTCAAGCACAATTAAATACTTTCCGTGTTTGGGGACGTTTAGGTTTTGAAAATCCTGTTCCGTTTATCAGACCAACAGCAATGTGGCAAGACCCATATAACAAAGAGTTAGTTCAAAAAGACCCAAAGACTGGTGAACCAGTATTAACAATACAGGTACCTGAATCTTGGAGAAAAAAGAATATAGCATTTGCTGCTATTACAGATTTAAAATTTCCTGTAACACGCTTGAATGTTCCTTTCTCTGGTGAACCTTGGTTCTCTTCAGGGTTTGGTCCTATTCCACAAATGACTTTCTCTGAATGGCTTAAAGCACATCCAGATATAGATATTGATTCTAAAAACTCTGGGTTAAATTTACCTATTAAAAGATTTGCTGATAAATATGTTCTACCTAATGGTGTGTCAAAAGAATATTTATCACTTGATTTAGTATTACCATCAACAGCAAAACGTTTACTATCTGTTGCTCGTGGTGTTGATGATAATGCTTACTTAACACAATACGGTAAACTAACTGCTATTGAGAATCAAAAATTTAGATTAGGTTTACGTGACACTGAACCAACACCTGATGAGATTAACTCTAGGACTAACTGGTTGTTTGCTTTACGTTTTGGTATCAACGCAACATTTGGTGTTATACCACAATATGGTCAAGAGTTTCAATTCTGGTTTGATAAGTATAATGAATATCAAACAAAGTATGGTTTTGATATGGCAGATGCTAAGTTCTATGAACAATACCCAGAGTTCTTTGAAATGGTTGTAACAACTTTCCGTAAGAACACAACAGGTATTGAAGCAACTCCTGAAGCAGTTGACAGAGCAGATGCTAACAGAGACCTTATTTCTAAAATGATTGACGATGACCCTTATGTAACTCAAATGATTACTAATGGTTTTGGTGCAGAAAGAACATTTGACCAAACATCATATGTTTGGCAACTTAATAAAAAACCTGGAATTACAGGTGATGTTTCTTACCGCAATGATATATCAGTTATTGAAGCAACAAACAATTCTAAAGTTAAACTTGGTTGGGCTAAGTTTAATAGTTTTGCATCTTGGCTAGACTCCGAAAGAGAAAAATATGGATACGTTTCATTAAACTCTAAAGGTGCAGGATGGCTTAAAGATATTAAAAAACAATTTGTTGCAGACCAACTAAACGAAAATCCTGAATGGCACCAAGCCTACACTGAAGGTTTTCAACCAAACAAATACAAAGGTACATTACGTGCCATTGATACTATGTTAAGTGATGAAAAATTTACTAACAGTGATTGGTTCAAAAAAGAACCAGCATATAGTTGGCTTGTAGATTATATGGATATGAGAGACTATGTAAGTAAAGGGCTTCAACAAAGTTCTTCATCAGATATAGACTCAGCAATTAACTTTGAGTATCGAAACATAGTTGATAATTTTGTTGCTGATGCTAAACGTAATTCACCAAAGTTTGGTCTTTGGTATGACAGATTCTTAGAACAAGATGGATTTGGAGTTTACAAATAATGGTTCAACCAAGAGACCCTGCTAGACCAGATGGTGGTACAACTACCCCTGGTGCAGGAACTGGTTCAGTTGACTGGGGAAAAGTATATCTGAATGGAGCAACTTCAAGTTCTCCTTCTGGTGGTTCAACAGGTACCCCTGTTGGTAGCATTAAACTTGGTAATAAAAATTATCTTGCTGGTCAAGCATTTGATATCATATTAGGAACACAAGACAAACAAGTAATTCAAGATGCTTTAAAGTATGTTTTAGCATTAAATCCAAATGCTAACATCAATTCAACTAGCCAACTAAATGGTGCTTTTAATAAGATATTAACATCATATAGCACACCACAAGGTCTTAAAACAGATTTTAATTCTTGGTTAGTTACTCAAGCAGATGTTGAATCAGCATTAAATGGTGTTGGTGGGGGAACAACTACTTTCCTTCAACCATCTATCACATCTAAAGATGATGCTTTCAGTTACTTTAATTCTTTAATGCGTGATTATATTGGTTCTGATGCTTCTAATGAAGATTTCAAATCATACTACAAAGAGTTAAATAAACTTGAGAAAACTAAAGTTGCTAAACAAGTTACTACTCGTAATGGTGGCGTTACTACACAAACAGCAACTGCTGGTGTAACTAACGAGGACCGTGAAGCACTGGCTTTAAAGTATGTTTCTAAATATATTGACACTAAAGGTATTGAAAATGCTGGCGGTGCAATAGGTGGTAATCTTCGTGATATTCGTAAACTTGCTTCTGATTATAATGTTTCTTTATCAGACAAAGAGATACGTCAATATGCTCTTAGTGGTTTAACTGATAAGAATGCTATTGAAACTATTAGAACAAAGATTCAAAATACTGCTAAAGCAACATATCAAAACCTTTCATCTTTTATTGACCAAGGTTTAAGTGTTAAAGATATTGCTTCACAATATATTAATAAGATGGCTAATGTTTTAGAAGTCAATCCTGATACCATTAAACTTGACGATAAATATATTCAAACCG